ATGACTCTTGAAGAGGCAGAACTAAATATTGGCAGCTGGTTGTCTGCAGCACTAGACGATGACCTTATTTGTGATGGGATGAAGACAGATATTTTAAACTGGTTCGCTGCACTTGAAGAGAGGGATAAAACCGATCGGTTCGATCTGTGGAAAAAAGCTGTCGCGTCTGGGTTTGGTACATCATGAATCCTGAAAAAATCAAAGAACTAAAGCATGAAAGAGACCACGCACATAAATCATTGCTCGATGCTCCATCGCCACTACTCTATCCAGACAGATCAGGAGACTGGCTTGAACAGGCTCAGAGCCTTGTGATGGAATATGGCGAGTGGTATGAAAACTCTCGCGCTACTGCATTAAGTTTAATCCATAACGGAAAGCTATAGACCCAAACTACTGGAAACGGAGGCATGTAAATGTTGACTGATGATACAAAGCTTGCGTTGGAATCTCCTGCCGATGGAGATATGGCAAAGATCAAGGAAAAGTCGAAGATTATTATTGCACTGAAAGACAACGATAGGAAAAAATCATACAAGTATGTCCCTATGTGTGAGATAGGGTTTTTAAAATCCTATGTTGATAATCACAATAGTCGTATGTCACAGGCAGCACGCAGAAATAACAGTAACAACTCAAATTGGAGTTTTGCTAATGGGGTTAGGAGGCAGTACTGAGATGGACGATATCGTTAAAATCGGGGATGCCACTCTCTACCTCGGCGACTGCATGGATATCCTGCCGACGCTCGGCAAGGTCGATGCCGTGGTGACTGATCCGCCTTATGGGGTAAATCTAAATACTGATAATTCAAGATTTAGCGGTGGCACTGCTGGACATATAGCCAAAAGAGGGAATGATGTTGGTACGGCTAACGGTGAGCCAATTGCTGGAGATTCAGAACCTTTTGACCCTTCATTTTTGGTTGGCTATGGGGAGGAACAAATTATCTGGGGGTGGCATAATTTCCCAAACAAACTTCCTGCAGGAGCGTGTCTTGTATGGATAAAACGGCATGATGCTGCATTTGGTTCATTCTTGAGTGATGCGGAAACCTGCTGGTTTAGTCGAGGGCATGGTGTTTATTTGTACAAAGACATATCAAACAATCGCATTGCAAAAATACGGCAGCATCCGACCCAGAAGCCAACGGAGTTGATGCGGTGGTGTATGGGTAAACTCTTGAAAGATTGTTCAATCATCCTAGACCCCTTCATGGGCAGCGGCACAACCGGCGTGGCCTGCGCACACGAGCGCACCTTCATCGGTATCGAGAAGGAACCAAAGTATTTTGACATAGCATGTGAGCGTATCGAAGCCGCTTATGCACAGGGGAGGTTATTTTGAAAACATGTTGCTTTGATTACTGTGACAAGGAAGAGTGGAGCCGTACCCTATGCCGTCCTCATTACTACGAATACATCACAAAGGGCAAAGATAACTGCCGTGCGAGATTTCCTGATGGGCGAAGGTTGAACAATCGTAAAAATACAGATGATGAGGTTGAACTTGTCAGGAAGCTACATGATTATGGCGTGATGCCTAAACAAATCGCAGAGATTTTGAATATCCCGTATAACACGATACAGGGATATGTGTATTATACAGACAGAACTGGGGTGGAATTATGAGCAAAGACGATAAACATTACGATGAGGCGAGAAAAAAGAGCTCGTATACATTGGGGCGCGATGACGGGCGTGCATCAATGAAGCTGGATGTATTGTATTTGATGCGCTCATTCACAGGACGCGATTTTACGTTAGCTAAATTGGTTAAAGACATTGAGGATTTATCATGAATAAAGCTAATAGCCTTAAAATTAATTGCGATGAAATGAGTGGCTGGTTCACAGATCCACAATTAAGATGAGTCACGGAAATGCCAAAACGTATCCAAAGAAAACGTACTTCAGGGTGGCGGATGCCGGACAATGCTAAATCTGTGACGCGTCCGCATAAATACGGTAATCCGTTTGTGGTCGGCAGGGATGGTGGTGCCGATGAATGTGTTATGTTGTTTCGTGAGGCCGTTATAAATAACGATAGTAGAATTAAGTTCACACGGGAAGACTTGAAGGCACTGCGGGGTAAGGATCTAGCTTGTTTCTGCGCTCTTTCCGATCCATGCCATGCTGACGTGTTGATTGAGATGGCGAACAAGGAACTATTATGACTCACGTAAATTCAAAATGCTGCGAGACATGCGCTCACGGTGTCGGTGAATGGGACCACGAGGCCGCTATGCCTGTGTGGTATTGTTACAAGGATCAGTTTGGGAGCGAGCAATGCGGCTGTTATGAGCGCGATCCGGGGAGTGAAGGATAATGCTAGAATCTGAAACATGTGAAAAATGGTGTCCTGCTGTGCAAGTCATTGTTGCAAAGAATGGGGACATTATAACCAATCGTATGGACCATGAATATTCTACGTCGGAATGTATCGGGAGCAATTGCATGGCCTGGGTTGAGGAGGGTGTTAGGATGACTGATGAAGGAATGTGCCCATCTGGACGTTGCGGATGGGTGAAACGTGGATGAAAGTAATAATCGAGCTACCGTACCCACTGCCGACCTGGAACAGGTTACTGGCATGCCACCAATGGCAAAGGATGAAAATCCGTCATTTGATTCACCAGTCACTATCCGGGTTATCAGTTATCGAAAGAGGGAGCATGATACTGATGGGATTAGCGCAAAAGCCGTTATCGATGGACTTGTGGGAATTGGAATACTCGCAGATGATTCGACCAAACAAGTCAAAAGCGTTACATTTGAAAGCCGCAAGACCGAAAAGGGCGAAAAAGAAAAGACTATAATTGAAATTGATGACAACCTGGGAGAATGATATGCCTGATGATACTCAAGAAGAGGCGCTAGATGATAAAGTCGAATCAATGAGGCAGCAGGTCGAAGACCTTAAACCAAACCCAAGAAATGCAAAAGGAATGCCACACCCCACACAGGAGGAAGTAATCAATCGGATTGAGTGGATAAATAGATCTCTCAGGCAAGACCTTAAGTCCGCTCGGCTATTAGTTGATCGTTACGATTATGATAACCGCAAGCTGCAGAGGGAAAATAAAAAACTTAATGGTAAAATGAAAGCCAGAAGGAATATTGATCGACTTAATGAATTGAAAGAGAAGCTGGCACCAGCAAGACGGCGACTTTCGAAAGCATTTAAATACTAGCGAGGTGGGCGAGATATGGGTAAAAAGATCGATGGCTTGTTTGCATACGTAATAGTCCAGTTCGAGTTGATTATGGACTATTTTCTTGATGTTAATGGCAGGATAGAATCCATTGAAATTGAAATAGAGGATATTAAACGTAGGCTGGGAGACGTGGAAACGCATGTTATTGGTGACGGTAAGTTTACTGCTATAACTGAGGAGGAGGCTGAATTAATCCTGAAGACCAGGAAAAATACAGGGGGACTGAACCGTTTACGTAAACATTGGTTTAATACTTCTGCTTGAGTGTATTGGAGTTTTGTAGTAAAGTGTTACTGATAAGGGGAAATTCATGAAAAAGAAAGCGATGAAACGGGAAGTGAAGCAATACCGGATACTTATGGAGATGATCCGGCAGAAGGAAAAGGCGGCTTATCTGTCGGGTGGAGATGGTGGGGGAAGTGTATGGTTTTTTATTGGCGACTTGGGTGCGTATGATGTTCAGTTCTTGACAGACGATGAGGTTACGGCGGTAAAGAAGCATAGGATTGCTGAGGTGGCAAAGGAGCATAAGGCTATGATGGATGATAAGAAAGAGAAGATGGATCGTGAGCAAGCTATAAGGGACATGCATTACTGGCTTGCTGGGATGAAAAGCAGTAATGAGGCGAAAAAGGACATTGAGCAATTTCAAAAAGAAGTACGTGATAGGGACTGGCTGGATAAGGTAGGGGCCAGCAATGGATAAATACACAGAGCTATTGCAAAAGAACAAGGAAAGGAACAACAATATCTTTGTGTCAGTCATGAACGGGGAGACCCTAGAAAGGGAAGGGGCGCGGCATGATATTTCACGCGAGAGAGTGAGGCAGATAGTCCACCGGCTACTCCGTAACGCGGTAAGAATCGCAAGCATGAAGGGACACCCGATAGACAAACCTAAATCCATGAGAGATGCTAGAAAAAACAAGGAGTTATATCTGCGCATTCTAGGTCTCATGCCAAAAAAAGAGAATCAGAAGTTTTACTACAAGGTGAAAAGCAGGAAAGGAGGTAGAAGTGGGACGTCTATTTGAAATTTCACGCTCTGATGCAGAGGCTATTGTTGATCTGTTCGAGGCAACTGGCATACAGGAAAGGATTGATTTTGCTGCAGAATTAAGGGAAGAGTTCGGTATGGCTAAGTGGGATGGTGTGATGCCAGTCTCGCTGTGTGTAAGCGAGGTTTGTGCACGGTATCTATACCAGCCATTATTCGTATCTCCATGGAGAGAGCTTTCCACGAACAATGATATTAAAGGGCATAGCAATGGCTAACAGAGTAGGCCGACCTACAAAGTACAACGAGGAAATATTAGAAGACTCGTGGTATTACCTTGAAAACTATAAGCTTATTGGGGATGAGATACCGATGCTGTGTGGCCTTGGGCAGTATCTGGGTATCCACAAAGACACTATCCAGGTGTGGGCGAAGGAGGAGGGGAAAGAGGAGTTTTCCTTATTAGTAGGGCTAATCAAGCAAGCACAGGAGTCCAGATTGATTAATGGAGGGCTTAAGGGCGAGCTTAACGCCACGATTACCAAGCTAGTGTTGGCTAGGCATGGGTACACCGACAAGCAGGAGCTTACAGGCGCTGATGGCGGCCCTGTCCTGCCTACTGAGTACGTTGTTACGTTTAAATGACTTGGGGGTTGATATGGAAGGAGTAAAATATTCTTATGCGGAAAGGAAAGGGCTAGAATATTCTTATGCGGAAAGGAAAGGGCTAGATAGTGAAGCCATAGAGCTAAGGAAAATGATCCGAGATAATGGCGATCTGATTGCTTCGTTGATCGAAATTGTAAAGAGGATGGAGGTCCAGAACGAAGATATTCTGGGTATTAAGTTAACCGAGAAGTAAATAACCTGGGGAAATAACTATGGGTAAAAAGCTTGATGCTATATGGGATTACATGATTGAAATGGGCCGTGATGTGATGGGTATCGATATGCGGTCATTCAGCAACGAGGAACGGATAACAGCACTTGAGGCGGAGGTGAAGGGGATTCTTGCCGATACGATTAAAATAGGATGCCTGCCACCAGAAGAAGATAATAGCATATACAAAGCATGGCCTTCAGAGCCGCTTATAAAGTTCCATGACGAGAAGAGGATGGAAAGACTTGCCGCCCTAAGGGCAGAGCTAGGCACTGTGCGGATGTTGTTAAATGAGGCATGTGATAACGGTGACTATGCAGGTAGAGATCTATACGGGCACAGAGTAGGTATTTTAAATCTTGAAGTCAATCGACTTGAGAGGGGGGGAGAGTCATGACTAAAGCGAAACAGAAAATATCAACCGATGGGATAGTAGCAAAGCTTGATGATATCTATAACTACACAGGTGTCCTGCTACATGAGATGACAGACGTTGATGCATGTACTGACATGCTTGAGGTAAGGCGGGAGATAAGACTGTTGCGTATGAGCATCAAGCCATATCCATCAAGCATAGTGAGTAAGGATGAGGGTGAGTTAAGCATAGCGAGTGCAATGAGCAAGGATTATGGCCAGCCCGTGAAAGATCCAGATAAATTCCTGAAAGAGGTGATGGCTGAGGTCATGGGCAATCAGCTATATCCAAAATGAACCTAACACAAGAACGATTAAAAGAAGTCCTGCACTATGACCCCGAGACAGGGGTGTTTACCTGGCGGGTTTGTTTGTCTAATGTTACCCCTGTTGGGTCTGTCGCTGGAACTTTTATTGGGTCTGTTGCTGATCGGGCTAGAGGGAGAATGTACCGGTCAATAAAAATTGATCGTGTGGCATACAGAGCGCATAGGCTTGCGTTTCTTTACATGACAGGGGAATTCCCGGCAGATGAAGTGGACCATATCAGACATGATAGGTGTGACAATAGATGGAAGGCTCTAACAAAGGCTACAAGGCGAAGTAATTGTCATAACCAATCACTACGAGAAACAAGCAAGACAGGGCACATTGGGATCAGCCTCAAGAAGAACGGGCAATATTATGTATGCATTGCTCACAAAAACTGTGGTGTTTATGATAGCCTAGAAGATGCCGTCGCTGTATCACGAAAGAAGTACAAGGAACTAGGATACCATCCAAATCATGGGAAATAAGTTAACTACTGGGGAGTAATACAATGGGAACAGAAACTAAGGGCCTGCTGGAAACCATCGATAACCTTACAGCTGTTAATGAGCTGAATGAAAAAGTTATTTCCGAGATGCAATGCGGTAACGATTACCTTCGGGACAAGTGGTATGCGGCAAAAGAGGCGGGTTCCTCTCTGGCTGAGGAGAAAAAAGAGTTAGAGAAGGAGAGGGATGCCTATAAGGAGAAGGCTGGCTACCTGCGCGACGACAACACTAATCTAGAGCGGCAGCGGGATGATGCTAAGGAGCAACTAAAGCTTGTAGAAAAGGAACGGGACGCTCTACGCGAGGATAATGCCAGGTTAGCGTTCGATAATCATGTTGAACGCTCACATAAAGCCGACGCGCTAGAGATGCAGTTGTTCCAGCTAGAAGAGAAGTATGACCTTCTAGCAGATGCTATGAGCGACTATTTTTTGCGGAAATAAGATAGCTAAGAGGGGAGGAAAGAACATGGCACTAGATCAATTACATAAGACCTACATCGCTATTAGCGAGCATAATGACGAATTGGAGGCTGACTTATCGCAGGCGCGGCATGACTTGGTTGATGCACGCGCGTGCAACTTTAACCTCAGGAGGGCATTACATAAAGCAACCCATCCGTGGGTATTAGTGGACGATGACCTGCCGAGTAATAATTCGCCTGTATGCGTCCATATTAAGGTTGAGGCAGATCGTGGGCATCGCTACATGGTATCTATGGGCCGGTACATGCATGACGGTGATGAGCCCGGGTGGCAGGTTGGGGACAAGACCGCAGTCGTTTTATGCTGGGCGTATTTCCCTGATAACCTGCCGTACTTCGATCAATGATCTATGTATGAGTTGTCTAGTACAAAACTCAGAGATACCAATAATCTACAGCCCTATGGCGGAGGACTACAGGTATAAAGTCCTGTATGGGGGCAGGAGCGCTGGCCGGTCCTGGAGTATAGGCAGGATACTGCTAAACAAGGGCATAAAAAAACCCCTTCGTATCCTTTGTACAAGGGAGCTACAAAAATCCATTAAACAATCAGTTCATCGCCTGCTATCTGACCAGATACGGTTGATGAACATGTCGCATCTGTATGAGGTCCAGCAGAATGCGATATATGGCCCTAATGGGACAGAATTTACGTTCCTCGGTGTGCGCGCCAATCCTGAAGAGATCCGGTCAATGGAAGCGATCGACATCTGTTGGATCGAGGAGGCGCACAGCCTTAGCGAGGGGTCATGGGATATTATTGACCCGACAATACGCAAGGAGGGATCGGAAATATGGTTATCATTCAACACAAGATTTAAGTTTGACTATGTATATCAACACTTTATCGTTGATAAGCAGCCGGATGCGCTCGTTATCAAGTCCAACTACATGGATAATCAGTATAATTCTGATGTGGTGATCAAGCAGGCTGAAAACCTTAAGGTCGTCGACTACGAAAAATACCTCCATATCTGGATGGGTAACCTCAAGCGGCTGGCAGAAGGGGCCATATTTGGTGCACAAGTCACCCAAGTAAGTAAAGATGGTCGATTATGCTTTATTCCGATACAGAAAAACTGTGAAGTTATGACTTTTTGGGATGTCGGCAAAGATGATCCAACGGCTGTATGGTTCATGCAAAAAACGGGCCAGCAATACAAATTTATTGATTATTTCCAAGGCAGGCTAGAAGAGATTGAATATTACACTAGGTTTGTCCGCAGCCGTGACTACTTGTATTCTATGCATTATTTTCCCCATGACGCAGATCATGATAGACTAGGGATGTCAAGGAATATCAAGCAGCAATTTGTTGACGGAGGAGTAAAGCCCGCTACTGTAGTAGACAGGATAGGGCACAAGGCTACTGCCATAGCGTTGGCGCGGGAATGGTTTGCAAGGTGCTGGTTTCATTTGGGTGACGATGGAGATACGCCGGTTGAGGAGTGTGACGGGTATTACGAGTGTGACGATAAGCACATGCTGACACGTGCAACCCGGATGGAACGGGGTTATGCGACACTGTGTAACTATCGGTACAAGTACGTTGAGGAGGACGATGTATATCAGCGCACACCACACCATGACAGGGCTAGTAATGGGGCAGATGCCTACATGTGCTTTGCTCAGGCAGATATGGACAGGCAGGCAGGGATGTCAGACTGGAGTAAGCCGATTAACTATTAACTGGGGAGAATAGCATGGAAAATGACACCATAGAATCAGTATTTGTTCGTGCTGCGAGATTGCAGGATGAGCTGGAACATGTGTTTTGCTCAATGCAGGAGGCTTTTGTGAGCCTGCCTGACTCTAATGACCCTGGGGAGGGACAACAGGATACAGCAAAGGATGAGCGGACTTGAGCTTGTAGAAGACACAGAAGAGACGACGGAGGGGGTTGTTGAGCCCCATATGACAGACAGCGAGCTTGTTTCTGTCTGCACGAATGAGGTAAGTCGCGGCACAGGCGGGTCAATATCATCTGATAATGATGCGAATATTACGCTGCCGATAGAGTATTATTTTGGACGGGCTCCCGGGTTAACGGGTACTAGGGCAAAAGACCCTAATGCAAGTCGATATGTATCTATGGACGTGATGGACGCTGTAGAGGCTACGGTTGCCGAAATCATGCCGACGTTTACCTCTGAAATGATCGCACTCTATTCCCCTGAAGATGAGCGGGACGAGGATCAAAGCAAAACAGAATCCGAACTCGTAAACAATCTATTTTTTGAAGAGTACGACGGTTATACCCTACTCCAGGTAGCACTTAAAGATGCACTCCTGAACCGTAACTGTACGGCTAAAGCCTATTGGGATGAAAGGGCGTATGTCGAATATGAGGTAATAGAAAACATCCCTGAAATGGCACTAGCTATGGTGATGACGCCACAACAGCCTGACCAGAAAATAGATATTCTAGAGCAGATTGTGACAGAAGAGGGCAATCCTGGCGCTATCATTGCATTGCAGGCTGAGGCGGACGGGTTGACAGAGATGGAGTCTGCAGTCGCAGCACAAAGCCCGCAAGTACAACAGGTTGCACAGCAGGCCATGATGGCCGCGCAGGATAAGTTTACGATTAAAGTCAGGCGTACAACGGTAAAAGGAAAACCAGTAATAGAGTCTGTTGCTCCTGAAAATGCGGTTGTCGCAGGCAGTCATAAATCACCATACCTCCATGATGCCAGGTTCTGCGCTCATGACATGAGTGTGACCGAATCAGATTTAATAGAACAGGGTTTTGAAGTTGACCAGGTTAAAAACCTGCCGACCTACAGCACAAACATCGAGGAAGAGGCCAGATCGCGGGATTCTGACGAATACGACTACACCTCTCAACATCACTCAACACGATTAATTCGCGTATATGAGTGCTATCCACTGATTGATTTTGATGGTGATGGCATTGCAGAACGGCGTAAGGTCAGTATTGCCGGAAATGAGCTATTACGATATGAGGACGGATCAACAGCGAACGAAGAGATAGACGATGTACCGTTGATTGGTGGTGTGACAATGGTTAACCCTCACAAGTATCAAGGTATCAGTATGTTTGATCGTCTGAAGCAAATCCAGGACGGTAAAACTCCAATATGCAGGGCTATTATTGACGGGACTCTGCTATCAGCTCACCCGCGCGTTGGTATTTTAGATGGTGATGTTAACTTGGACGATATGCTTGTGACTCGTACAGGCGGTAACGTGAGGATGAAAAGAATGGACGCTGTAATGCCGTTCCCGAATCCAGAGGTTCCTCCGTCTAGCTATGCTATGCTTGATTGGTTCGATAAGGTGCGGCGAGATAGGGGCGGTGGTGCTATTGATACGGCAAATACTGCACAGGCTATGCACGGTGATGCAGGATTTGTTGTGGATCGGGTGATGGGTGCTATGGAGCTTAATAACGCTGTCATGGCCAGGTCATTCGGCGAGACCCTTATCAGAGGTATATTTATCGAGATCCATAACCTTTTGAGAAAACATCATAAGGGTACTATTTCATCAAAGGTCGGCGGGCGGTGGATTAACTCAACACCATCAGAGTGGCGGACTCGTACCAATGTGGTTGTACAGATAGGTAGCAGCCATACAGAGCGGTCGCGGCAGGCTGGCGTTGTCAGGGAGGTCATTAAAGAGCAAAAAGAGCTACTGTCTGTTGGTTCTGTCCTCGCCGATGAAAAGAGGCTATATACAGCAGAGACTGACATGGTGAGTTTGGCGGGTGTAAAGAATCCCGACAGATACTTTGTTGACCCTGAAAGTCAGGAAGGGCAGGCAGCTCAGCAACAGAGCGATGCAGAGTCTGCACAAGAAAAGCAAAAGAATGAACAGATACAGGGCGCTATGCTTAAGTCTCAACTGGATCTAGGCCGGGCTGAACTGATGAAAGGGGAGGCTGATATTCAGGCCCAGCACGTTAAGCTTGAGGTAGAAAAGCAGAAACAACAAGACGCTAGTGTTATAGCCATGCTTGAGATGAAGCTTGAGCAGATGAAACAGGATGCACAGGATTATAAGGACGGTGCAGCGCAGCGGTTTGATTACGAAAAACTGGCAAGCGATAACGCCATAAGGATCACAGAGCTTGAAATGCAAGCTAATCGTGATATGAGTGCACAGGTAGAAGAGAATGCTAATGAACTTGGGGAGGATTAAATGAAACCAATAACCGCACCAGAAGAGCGTTACGCCCGGATTATGGTGGAGGATGATGCAAAAGACCTTATAGCTGAACGTATTCAGGATGGACTATTCCGAAGATGGCTAAGGGCTACACCAGAAGAGATGAAAGAACTCCGAAACCTATCGCATGCGGTCAATCTGGTATTTAGAGAATGCAGAATTATACTTAACGAAGTAAACGACCTGGAGGAGAAAAATGAGCGGGAAAAATGACGTTAATGCGGTACGTGAGCTGTTTGCAGCGCAAGCACCTACTGAGCAACCGGTAGCTACTGAGGAGTCAGCAGATGCTCAGGAGGACGCCGCTGTTGAGCAGGTTGCTGACCTGTTAATTGACAGCGCAGAGCCTATTGAGCAGGAGACTGAAGAGTCTGAACCTGTCTCTGAGGAGGCTGTATCTGAAGAGGCTGAACCGGCTGATAGTTACACCGTCACGTCACTAGGGGAAGCTATCGGGTTTGAGCCATCCCAGATGTATGATGTTGAGGTTCCGATGGGTGATGGAGTTGAGCCGGTTAGGCTTGGTGATATTAAAGACAAATATCAGGAAGCAAGCAAAGAAAGGGCTCGACTTGCTGCAGAGAATACTGCACTAAAGGAAACCGCTGGTAAGGCCAGCCAGCATGCGCAGGAAGTGGACCAGGGGGTAGTAGACGCCAAAGCTGCACTTAAATCTGTGGTAGACCAATATCAGTCGATAAATTGGCCTGAAATGGAGCAACAGGACCCAGGGAAGGCTGCATTATTGCGCCAGCAGTATCAAATGGCCGCTGCAAATGCAGGCGAAAATGTCAACAGGGCAATATATGCTGCTGAAATGGGTCAGCGTGAGGCAATGGGTGTGCTGCGTGCTGAAATGATAGAGCACCATCCTGCATGGAGCGACCCGGCTGTTATGGACGCCGATCACGGCAAAGTGCGCCGTTTGATGGAGGGTGCTGGGTGTAAAAGCGAAACAGTAAACCGCATAAGGGACCCACAACTTATAGAGTTGATGCTTGAACTAGATGGCCTAAGGGGTGAAAAAGGTGCGGCAACTGAAGCCATGAAGGTTGTACGCAAGGCACCCAAGCGAATCCGGGCCACAGGGACGCCAACATCACAGAAAAAAGGTGTTACAGTTCAAGGGCTTAAGAAGGGGATACGGGGAGCACCTGTTGGCGGTAAAAAGCAGGCTGAAACGGATGCGGTAAGGATGTTGCTTGCAAGGGGGCTGGCGGAATGATCACCACGGAGATAATTGTAAGGACTGGCAATCGCCATACGGATGAACATGGCAGCGTGTCATGGTCAGATGATTTTAAGAGGACTTGCTGCATAACCTCACCTGATATTGATAGAGACAAGATTTATATGGAAATTGATTCAGCCCTTGATGTGATAGAGAGATACAGAGATCTGGATTAATTATTAATTATGTGCTAGTGTTTCAATAACCTGCATAGAGATGTGCAAATTATCAAGTAAAGGCGAGTAGCTTCTTGCTGGTAAGGATAAAGGTTAACACAACTTTTTCTTAACTATTAGGAGGCTACTATGACCAATATAAACCTTACCGCTGCGGATCTCGCAGCGGTTCCCGTGCGCGGAGCAATACACGAATCGCTCATGAATGCCGTGTATGATATATCTCCCGACCCCAGAGTAATATGCGATCAGACAGGCACCATGGATTCGGGAAACACCCTAAAAGGGTGGATTCGTGAATCACTAGAAGTTGCCAATCCGCGAAATGCGCGGGTGTCTGGTTCAGACTCTACCGGAAACGATACACGGACCGGTGAGCGTCTTGAAACTTACCACCAGATTGCATCCAAGACCATCAAGGTCTCTGACCGTGCAAGCAACTCCGATACTGTAGGCTCAAGCGATGAGTTGATTCGCCAGCTTATCAAGCGTCAGCGAGCGCTCCGGCGTGATGAAGAGTCAACCTATGCATCTCGCGGCATTGCTCAGGAAGGCGACGGTTCTACGGTTCCAGGTTGGACTGCCGGCGTTGGCGGATGGATTGGTGTGCCGCAGTTCAACATCGACACGGGTGATGATGACCCTAGTACAACCCCTGGTTCTACTTCATCCAATAACTCAATACGCGGTGCCGGATTAGGTGCGGACCCTATTCTCTCTAACACCACGAGTGGTGGCGGATATCCAGCTACAGAGGCGGGTGTCGGCGATACTTGGGCATGGTCTGAGACTGCCACCAAAAACATGATGAGGGCGGCTTACGAAAATGGTGGACAGCCTTCCGTCGCCATGTCTACTCCTGCTGTAATCGAGATTATGTCCGATTATCTGTTCACCAGCTCGGCGCGTGTTGCAACTTTGCAATCCACTGCACCACAGGGTAACAGGGTCGACAATAGCTCAGGTGATGGGCAATCGACTGGTGGCATCGTAGCTCAGGGCTCCGTAAATGTGCTAGTAACAAATTTTGGCACTTTATTCCTGACCCCCAATCTTTTCCAGCCTGATTCAGAGGCTGGCGTATCTGCAGATCTGTATTTGCTTGATATGGAGCTTTGGGAACGGTCGTATCTGCAGGGTTATGAAACCAAGGATCTGGCACGTACAGGTATCGCGGAAAATCGGGAAATTACGGTTGACTTTGCGTTGTGTTGCCTGAATCCAGAAGGTAATGCGGTGGTGGCTGACGTTTCAACCACACTAGCGGGTACTGTTTAATAAATCCCAATTGGCGGGGTGAAATCCCCCGCCTTTTTTTAGGAGGTAAAAAATGGGAGATGATGAAGTTTATGTTCCGCCAAAGAAACGGGGGCGGCCTAGAAAACCCCCGGCTGACGCTACACCTGTAGTTGAGGAGCAAGTAGACAAAACCTATGTGAATGTGACAAAGGTTAACGTATTCACCCAGCATGGCAGGTGTCCTCCGGGTGCTCATGTAGTCCTAAGTGATGAAGATGCAGCAAGGTATAAGGGGAGGCTGGCATGTCTGATGTAATCGGCTACGGTAGTAATTCAAAGACAATCGGTAAGTCTGAGGACGGTAAATTCTATGTTCAGACCACCTTCTACGATGACGCTGCACTCCACAGAAACAATGATATCCGGCTCTCAGGGATGCTCAATAAGGGGAAGCTGGGGCTTCATGAGAATGAGGACATCAGGGGGGTAATTTCATGTCCGTCAGTAGAGCAGTGGAATATCTTTAAAAAGAAGCATAAGCCGACTATGGATCTGCTTAACTCTAAAGATGAAAGTACGAGAATGAAAGGGTTTAAACAGGTTGAAATATTGGAGCCTAATTGGGTAGTTTATTCAAGAACGTAGGAGATTATCATGGCTGGTAAATTGTGTTTCGGGGAGCCAAAGAACAATGCATGGTATCCGCGTACTGCAAGAGCTTTTTGCGAAGGTATGCAGAACAGATATAACGCGGTTACGCTGGTAACTGAAAATCCGCATGAGATCGGGTCTGAAGACTCGGACGCGTGGATTTTAGGCTGGACTGTTTCTGACGACGCCGTAGGTACTACGATAGACCCGGCTGATGCCCCTTGTTGCGCTGTACCTCATGGTGTTGTGCCAGCGCCATAATGCCAGCCAAAAGCAAGGCACAACAGAAATATATGGGTATGTGTGCTAACAAACGCAAGAAAGGGTGCCCGCCCAAATCAGTGGCTCGCAAGTTTGCACGCAAGCCTAAACGCGGCTACAAATAACGGTATCGGTTTACTGGTTCCGTTGCGCTTTCAACCTCCCCAGGTCGGCGCATAAATACCAGCTAAATTTGCGAGATTGATATGCCCGGATTACTACAGCAAATAATTAGTGGTGAGCTGAACAGGGCAATGAATGCGCCGCTTAATCCTCAATTCTCATCTGGCAACCTTGCGGCGGACAGGCTTGTCCAGGAGCAAACGGGTCCACCTGCGACTATCGGCGGTGCTGTTAAGACGGGTATGGAGTTCTCTCCTGGTCTAGGTGATGCTATGGCTCTAGAACAGGGTATCAGGGAGCTACAATCCGGCAACATAGGTGCAGGGATGCTTAACATGGCCACTGCCGTTCCTGGTATTGGTGATGCGGCTATGTTGGCTAAGATGGGTGGTGGCATCTTACCGGGCCTGATGACGGCCTATCACGGTACCCCGCACAGGTTCCCGCCAACAGAAAGCAACCCGCTAGGTGAGTTCGACCTGTCAAAGATCGGCACGGGTGAAGGTGCGCAGGCTTATGGGCATGGTATATATTTGGCTGAGGACCCAGGGACGGCTAAGAGTTATCAGGTTGATCTTGCGCCTGGGCGCGGCACTGATCCAGCTGTGATAAGGGGGTATGAACCCGGCCTCCCTGCCGGTGTGTCCGGCAAGTGGGGTTTATATGACAAAAAAACAGGCTACCAAGATACCGACTTTTACTTTGACACAGAAGCTGAAGCGCAGAAGTTTATAGATAATGCAGATGAACAGGCAGGCCATCTCTACGACGTTGACCTCCCCGACGAACAGATAGCCAAGATGCTGGACTGGGATGCGCCGTTGAGTGAACAGCCGGAGAGTGTGCGGAAAGGGATCAAACAGGTTGTTGATTATCAAGATTTTGATGATTTTGATAACCTTGCTTTAGCTGCTGTTAGGGGTACTCACCCTAGAGGTGGGTATGATCCTGTTGGAAAAGATATATATCAAGAATTGAGTGATTTATATAGCGATGCAGGATCTTTAGATCCTTCTGTAATGGCGTCTAAAGAGCTGAACACTCTCGGCATCCCCGGAATCAAATACTATGATGCAGGCTCTAGAACAGCAGGCGAAGGAACACGTAATTTCGTAATGTTTGACCCATCCGTATCAACCATAATTGGCAGGAGGTAGGAAATGGCAAATAAAGGTAACAGATTGAAATCCGCATTATCACAGATGAAAGGTGGCGACCGCATGTCTGCTTATACTGAGACTGACGGATACCCGAACCGGCGAGCAAGGGTCACGGTTAAAAAGCGGCCGACTCGCAGTCGTAGAGGCCCCAGTGCTGGCTTGACTGGAACAGGAACGCTGTCACGTGCAGCCGGTGCGCTCCGTAGTCGCAAGCGCAAGCAAGATAAGATTTACTAATGGCTATAGCCAATTACAGCGACCTGCAGGGATCTATCATCACATGGGCGGCGGCCGATGAGCCGACGTTTATCTCAACTGTGCCCGATTTTGTCAGCCTTGCAGAGGCTGTAATTCGTAGAGAACTTGACCAGTCAGCACTTGATACAGAAGAGTCATTCACTCCTGTAGCGGACATTAACGGCGATTATCCAACAGACTACACTGTATCGCTGGGTGACTTCCGTGGTATCCGGTCAATAACTTTTGGAACCGGTAACAACATACAGACAGCGGACTACCGGACTCCGGAAATGTTCTCGCTTGATACGCAGCGGTCAACTGGGGCAGCGCCTGGTACTGAATCTGCATGGATTTATACAATCCTTGACGATGTTATCCGGTTCAATCGGGGGCCGACTGCGGATTTTGTTATTGTTTACAAGGCTGTTCTCCCTCCCCTTACTGACCTTGCCCCGACTAATTGGTTGATGACTAATTTCCCTGATGTTTATCTACGCGGGTCTATGGTTGAGGCTTCGGCATTCAGGAAGGACGTGGAAGCTGAAGCTACATGGCAGACCCGCTTTACCAATAGCCTGAACCAGATGAAGAGATACCTTGAGAATCGCAGATATGCAGGTGTATCGCTTACCACAAGGGTTGCATAATGTTTGCTCAGGCGAAACTAGGTGATTTGTTACCTGATAACCCTGATAGAGACAACCCAGGCCTGGTTCGTGCCGATAACGTACTGCCAAACGCTACCTCATATACTCCTGCTAATAACATAGTTGAGGAGTCAAGCGCACTTGATAGCCTATGTAGGGGGGCTGTTGGCCTTACTGATGACCTTGGTGTAGTTCACAACTATGCAGGTGACTTACACGACCTGTACGAGCGTAAAACGGATACAGACGAACCTGGCGGCATAACGTTTGTCCGGATCTCAAGGGCTCCTAATACCGCGCCTCCTGCATACAACTATACTCTTCCAGAGACGCATAACTGGGATTTCACGCGAGCAGTCAGCCTTGTGACGGGGGCCAGTAGCGTAATTGTGGCAAATGGCATTGACCCGATACAGGAACAAGTTGGGTTCAGCGGTAATTTTGAGGATATGTTGCCAACAAGCGGGGCAGATGACCCACTAAACGAAAATACAGATCCTATCCCGACACTCCGATATATTGCCCCTGTCCGAGAGTTTATCATGGGCGGATGGACGGCTGCGCAAACAAATCTGCTTAAATGGTCGGCTATTGGTGATCCAAACTGGTGGACGCCTACTTTTAACCAATCAGGTGAACAATTATTGCCGCGTGGTGGCCAGATAACAGGAGTTGTCGGCGGTGAATACGGGGTAGTGTTCTGCGAGCAATCCATTTACAGGATTAACTATGCCGGTGATCCGGAGATTGTTTTCCAGATAGACGAGATCTCACCCGGCCATGGAACGACTGCACCAGGCTCTATTGCTCAATACGGTGAAAATATATTCTTTATTGATACCGATGGCTTTTACATTTTCAATGGATCTACGGCTGAACCTATTGGATCAAACCGGTTAAATGATACGTTCTTGAAAGATTATGACAGCGAATTCTCTCAGCGTGTTATATCTGCCGTAGATATAAGTCGGTCGCTGATTTGGTGGGGATACCCTAGTAATGAGGCCAGGACAGATTCAAATGGTGAAAAAGTACCAGACAAGATTATAGTCTATGACTGGACAAGTGGACGCTTTGCCGGTCCCCTGTTCATGGAGGTTGAGGAGCTTGTCTACTCGGAGACTTCCACCTCGTTTATGTTGGATGATGTGACTCCAATTAACTTCCCTGATGTGCCAACTATCAATGCAGGTGCAGATGTTGACCTTGATCAGTTTCCGTACCAGCTTGATGCTGGACTATTCAAGGGGGGCAATCCAAGGATGCAGGCATTCAGCTTTAACCACAAGCAATCATCCTTTACAGGACCGCCTCTACGCGCAAGTATCGAGGTAGGTGAGTCCATGCTTGTTCCGGGTGGGAAGGCGTTTGTAACCGGCCTTAGGGCACTTGTGGATGGCAACACGCCGAACATAACTGTAAGGACGGGCACGCGTAACGCCACCTATGGCGAGGTCACCTGGTCTGCCGAGCGACCGCCAAACCCTAGAACAGGATCATCAGAGTTTCGGGCGAACGCATTTTACCATCGATTCGAGATTAATGTTGACGGTGACTATGACCACATATTTGGCGGCGAGGTAACGTACACAGGGGCGGGGTCTCAGTGAGCGAAATAAAAAACTACCCCCGGATACCTGTCAGACTTAAATCATGGGAGGAGTGGTTACGGCGTGGATCTGCGGCAATAAACTATCTCCTTTTACACCTTGGTAGCACAAGTGATGACCTGGACGATCACACGCCAACCAATCCGCCAACACCCCCGACAACTTCAGACAACTGGAACGCACACGGCAATGATGGAGTAGGCGGTGGTGGGTTCAGTTTAGATAATAACCTGGATATGCCGTTAACGTTTTCCTACCAGATCAATGGCGAAGATATGGTGGCACGGAATACAGATTTAGAGTTCACGATAGGGCCTAATAATAACAATTTTCCTGGAAATATTGCCGCCAATCCCAACATTATTATGGGATATGGCTGCAGCAGTTTTAGCGGTTCTCGGCATAGCCTGAATGTAGGTTTAGATAACCAGGTTTTATGGAGGAATAGTGTAGGAGTAGGGATTGATTTACTGGTAAGTAATGTAGTTGGGGGAAAAAATGCTGTATTTGGCTATGAGTGCACAGGCGATGACGGATCAGCGGTGTCAGGGGTTGGATGTTCATCATTTGGCGGCGTATCAAACGGGATTGATAGCACAACAAATGCACAGACTTCTGTGGCATCGGGAATTAATTGTGTTTCAGATGGCGCCTTTGTTTACACATCGGGGGTCAACTGCAGTGCTACAGCGCTTAATAACTCAATGGCTTTTGGTATTAACTGTGAGGCGAATGGGCAAAATGTTGGGTCTATCGGTATTGGTGTTAGAAACTCTGTTGGCAACACATTAAAGATCGGTCCCAATAATTCTACGGCGATAGTTGTAGCAGGCAATGGGTTAGGCGTTGCCATAGATGACCCGCAGGCAAGGCTACATTTGGGACCGCCAAGCCCGACAACTCCTGCAATTATAATGGAGACCTCTGCATTTGGCCCTATAAATTCCCCAATTGCTGGCGCTATAGAATACTCCGCACAACCTGTATTTGGGCTTAATATTGCCAGCAGTACGGTAGGGGCTCCTGCGCTATTAACGACAGCATCCCCCCATGGAGTAACCACAAGTGGAGTTGCTCAATTCACAACAGTTCCAGGTGGTACATTTTCCCCTCAAATACTCGGAAATCAAAGTATTTCGTTCACGGTAACCGGTCCAAGCACTATTACTCTAGATGCTTACGAGTGTACGGTCGCTGGTGTTGGCGGCGTAATGAATTACACTAACGGCGATCATTACATATGGTTCACACATGCCGATCTTGAGCGGAGCCAGGTAGTAACCAACCGCACTATTGAAATAGATGGATCAGTAAACCCATATATTGCACTTGTCGAGGATTCTAATATCCTTGTGGATACAAGTACAGCGGTTGCGGCTGTTACAGTGCAGCTCCCGATGGCAGCATCTGCTATTAACCGGGTTATGAATGTTTCGCTGCAGAATGATCCAGGAAATCCACCTTTGCAAAACGTAATTATTCAGCCGATTCTAGGTGAGACTATAAACTTCGTTGCTTCTGCCACCATCCTTGTGGCGGCGGCTGGCACAAGCTTACAGATCACAAGCACAGGAACAAGGTGGGCCATAATATGAGTTTCACTCCGATCGCGATTACACATGTCTATGACCCTACTGACGACCCAACGTCAGACAAGACTAATGTACAAGAGGCAATGATTGACCATGCTCAGTCTATAGAGCAGCGTGTGGCGTCAATGTCCGGTGTTGTTGCTGGTGGGATTATGACGTTAGCGGACCCGGCAACATTTGATATATCCGATGGCAATGGCGAGATATTCGATAGCTACACTGAACCCGGAAATACATCAATCATAGAGTTCACATGGTCTGGTTTGACGGGTATTCCATTGACGATTGTAGGCACAGCAGGGTCAACAGATATATTCCTAAATAGTTCAGGCGCCGTTGTCGAGGTTACAGACCCGCCAACAGGGGCAAGTTTCAGAGAGATGGTTTATCTAGGGACCATATACCACAGTAGCGGGATAATCACTGATATAGCAAATGCCCCTGCCATCGTTAAACAGACGGCTACAGACAACTATGACGATATGCGTCATAACGTGGATATAACTGGATCTGATCTGCATGATGTAACGGGGCAACTGCAAATATGGCTTAATGAGGCAGTCGTGTTTTTCCCTTCTATTAACTGGATAAACGACAGGCTAAACCCTAATTCGATAACCCTGCCAGCAGAAGGGAGTGACATACTTCCAATAGATTTAATTCCGATAACGCAGACGGGATTACTGGGTGCTGCTGTTAATGATATACCAAAGGTATACAACCCGACAGGGGATACACTTACTGGAATGGTAGGCCAGCAGGCAACAATACACAGATTATATAACCTTGGTATAAACAGTCGCGAGTTCTACTTGCTGTATGGTCAGAATCAATATTTAAATGCAAAAGAGGCAAAGGATAATCTTCAGACTGATGAGGAAAGTATCGTATTTCCTGCAGAAGTCGGGGAAATGTTTTTTCTTGGCTGGGTTTGTGTTAGTGACACTGCGACAAGCTTTTCTGATGTAGATATCGCGTGGCTTGTTTCAAGGCTTGGTTCTGGCGGGAGCGGGGGAAGTGTTGCTGGAGTTACAGACCACACATTACTTAGTAATAGAGATGCATCTGATCAGCACCCGACAACGGCAGTTACAGGACTAGAGGGAAGGTTGGCTAATCTTGAAACGCTTATCGTTGAGCTGACTGTAAGCGGGTACGGGTCTGTATCACAAGATATAGATATTCCAAACTTTGACCTTGGTGCGGGATGGGTAATCTTGCCATTCGATACATTAGACACGCCAACACAGCGGGGCATATCTTTTGATATTGGTGCAGAAACGTTTACTTTCACAACTAATGGGGTTTGGCGTTTTTCTGGCGGGTTCTCGCTTGAAGGTCATAATAACTCGCAACAATCAAGACTAACGCATATTCGATTTTTTAATATAACGCAAGGGACAGGTAGTAACGAGATACCTGTCTCTATTGCAAGGAACGCAGAAGATACGACCTTTAATTTCACCAATTTGATCAACGTACCTAATGATACTGATGTATTTAGGATTGAGATTGGCAACGGAGATGTTGTCACGGGCGGTACGCTGATTGGTACATCAATTGCAGTTAACTTTGTTGATAACTTGAGTTCAATCTAATGGCGACAACAGAAGCCCCCACAGAAGTAAAAACATTCATCTCGGTAAGTTATTCGCTGTTAGATGATGATCCCGACCATTTGCTTCGGCAGGAGGTCCACAGAGTCAAAGATGAGGATACGACAGATTTTGTCACTGTAAGCGATGAAACCGTTGACGTTGGCGAGAAGGATGATTACCAGGATGGCCTGCAAGATGAACTCGACTCATTAGAAGACAGACAGGCGGATACGAATGACAGGTTCAATGATGAGATAGAACTAATTCAGGAACAGATTGATGAGATCGATAGCCTGTGACTATTGTTGACAACAGTGCTATTATATGTACCTATTAATGTATTAAGGTGATGACATGGCAGATTGGGGCTCAATTGGTTTAGGTGTCGCAACTGGCGGTTTAAGTTTAGGAGCGGATGCTATGGGTTTATTCGACAGTCCAGACCAACCAGGGGCAGGGTCAGCGGTCCCAAAATTCCATAAAGATCCACTGAAGCAATATTCACAAGAACTTCAGAACTATATAGGTACCCCCGGTCCAGGATATTTCCCCGGCCAGACATATGCAGGCATGTCCGGATACACAGGACAGGGTATCGAGGAGCTTGGCGGAGTAAATTATGCTCCGTCGAATGAGTACCTCCAGAGTACGCTAGCAGGCGATTATCTAGGGCTTAGTCCTGAGATGATGGGCGCTGTTATGGACCCGGCTATGGAAGCATCGGCGGCACGGTTTGCTGAGGCGGGCCGGTACGGAAGCCCTGCAAGTCAAGTAGCTATGACAAAAGCCGGTATGGAAGCGGCAATGCCATATTATGACCAGGAGCGAGCACGACAACAGGAAGCGGCTGGACTCGCTCCGGCCATGCAATCACAGCAGGCGCTAGGGCTTCTGTCAGCGGGTGGGCTGGAGGAGGACTGGCAGCAAAAGCAGATAAACGAAGACATGGCCCGCTATGAATACGAGCAAAACCTTCCGTATACCCAGTTACAACAGCAGTCAACATTGTTTGGACCGTTTGGCGCTCCGGTATCAGGTTATGAGCCTGCCGGCGGCAGTCAACTTGCCTCTACGGCTGGTGGAGCTTTAGCTGGCGGCGTGGCAGGGGCTGAGGTTGGTGGGCTTCCTGGCGCTATAGCTGGCGGCTTACTCGGCGGCTACGGTGGATATGTAGGAGCTTCTTAATGGCTAACGACTACGCAACGGGTCTATTGAGTAATCCACTGTTTGGCCTTGGTATCGGGCTACTCTCAGGAGGCCAACCCGGTGGAACAATGGCAAGCGGTATGCAGCAAGGTCTATTGAATATGCAGGCCATGCAGCGGCAAGAATCTGCAATGAAAGCCCAGGCACAGCAGCAGGAGGTGGCGGCTGCACAGATTGAGGAAATACAACGAACAAAAGATATCCGCGAAAAACAGCTTGCAATGGGCATGCCATCAATGATCGGTCAACCGGCGCAGCCTGCATTGCAGGAGCTAGGTATTGATCCTATGCAGAATATGGGGCAACCACAGCCCTATGTACAGCCACAGGGGCAAACGTTCCCAGGTGAGCAGCCTATACCGGGACTTTCAACGACAGGGCAGCCCAATCAGCCGGTACAGACAGCACAGGCCGCACGGCCCGCCACAGGGCTTGAGGCGACTAACCCAATGGCGGCAGAGTTATATCGCCGGCAATGGCAGGATTATCCTGTTGAAACGAATAGGCAGATGCTGGAACAGATGTTTGCCAAACCTGTTCAGGGAACAACGGCTGCAAGAAACCTTCAAGAAGCCGGATACATAAAAGGAACTGAGCCATATCAGGAAGCCATGAAAAGATACATGGCAAAGACTACAGGTACAACAGTCAATGTTGGCGGCGGGTCTAAAATGGTTCCATTTAAGGAAACGGCTAACCTGATTAACCCTAAGACAGGGGAGACATTGCCACCAGGATCAACGGAGGCCGATGTTGTCTCAGGGGGATATAAATATCGTCCTGAAGCGGAACGCAAAGAGGCTAGGAAAGCATGGAATGAGTTAGCAACAGCCGGGAATGCAATGACTGAGTATAAATCGCTATTGCAAGAACATGGCACAGAACAATGGCATGGGCAGGGTAAGCTTATGCTTGGGTCTGCTTATACTGACCTGTTAATGCAGGCAAAGGAATTGGCAAAATTAGGGGTATTAAGTGGTCCCGATCTTGAGTTAATGCAAAAACAGTTATATGACCCGACGAAGGTATCACTATATAGCGGTAGCGATCTTCTGGCGCAGTTGTCTCTTTATGAAAAGAAAATAGGTAATGCATGGAAACAAGCAATAATAACCTATGGTCTCCCCCCTAGCGCAGTAAAGGTAGAGGATTAAAATGGCAGTCTATGAACTATCTGCTGGTTCTGGCAAGTATTACGATGATGTAAGCAAGGAGTTTGGTGGTAAAGAACTGCTTGGTAAAGGCGCTCAACCTGAAGTCAGCCAACCTGCAGCACAGCCGGAAGAGGGCGCGTGGTATGAGGATGTTAACTGGCCGCGTGTAGGGTCTGAAGTGCTTGGTGGGCTTATTGGCGGGGCAGCCGCTTTGCCTACCGGTCCGGCTGGCATATTAATTGGCGCTGGACTTGGTGCTGAGGCAGGAGGGCAGATATCTGATATTGGACAGAGAGAGCTGGGCGGTGTCGATATAGAGCCCACTGGATTGCTTGGTGCCACTACTAATGTAGCTACCAATATTGCCGGTCAAAAGGCTGGCGGTCTTTTACAACCTGCAGGTGCTTATGTTGCTGGCCTTATGGCCCCGGTAAAAAATAGGATGTTTGGGGGTGAAGCTAAAGATATAGTCAATCAGTTTGCCAACCTTGGTATTGGCCAGCCTTCTGCGGGAATGGTTACGGGGAATAGGTGGATTCAGGGAGTCGAGGAAGGCTTGCATAAAATGCCTGGATCTGCCAAAACGATGCGTGAATACACAGAAAGTGTATTAAGTGGACTCGGGGACGCACAGTCTCAAATGGCGGCGCAGGTTGGAACTTCCATGTCGAGAGAAGGCGCTAGTGACATCCTTACTGAAGGCGCACTAGAAGCAACAAAACGGTTTAAAGGCAGACGCCAAGAATTACAAGATGCGCTTGTTGAAAAAGTAGGGCCGGATGCTATGTCGCCGATGACGGCAACACAGGGGATTGCTGAAAGTATGACTAGGCAACAGGCGGCTGCCCCTGGTGCTCGTAAATTCATGACTCCCGCTATAAAAGAAGCACAGGGGATTGTTGGGGAACAGGGAGAGATACCTTATTCTGCATTAAGAGAAGCAAGGACTGATCTTGGTGCAAGACTTGAGCAGCCTCCAATTGCCGGTGGATATGTAGGCCCGGCTGGAGCATCAATGCGCCGGGTATACGGCGCATTGAAGTCAGACCTTGACGATATGGCTAAGGAATATGGGGAGGAGCATGCTTCTAATGTGCTAGATAGGTATACACGGTATTACAGTAATATATCAAAGCCGGATTTAATAAAGGCGGTTAAACGTGATGACAGGGCATACAAATGGCTAATGGAGGGGACCGACCAATCAGGGAAGCGGCTAGGCCGTATGCGCAACAATTTAAAATCTGATGAATGGGACGATATTGTTGCGACAACAGTAAACAGAATGGGAATGGCAAAACCAGGGACACAGAATGCTGCTGGTGATGTATTTTCTCCTCAATCATTTATGACTGAGTGGAATAAGTTGTCTCCAGAAGCAAAGAATGCTCTATTTTCAGGCAAAAAATACACAGAACTAAGAAAGTCATTAAATGATCTTGTTGGCGTGTCTGAAGCTATAAAAGACATGAGTTACGTTAAAAATCCATCAGGGACGGCAGGAATGGAGCGGGTTATGGAGGTGTTGTCAAGTCCCACAGCAATGCTCAGTATGCTAGGCATGACAATGCCACAGCGGGTGCTCGCTAAAAAAATGGTAGATCCTAAATTTGTGAATTGGTTAGTCGATGGGGCAAAAGTCAGCCCAATGAATGAGAATGCAATATCTGCCCACATGGCGAGATTGCCCGCAATTGTGGGCAGGGAATACCTATCTGAGGATCAACAATGACTGATTTAAACGATTGGGCAGACACTGCCGCAGGGAACGATAGGACGCAACTCCCTGACTACCTCCCGGAGGGCGCAACTCCTGTCCCGGCTGTTAATGATTGGGCGCGCGAGTCTCAGGCGGCGACCAGGGTTTTTTATGAGACATTGGAATGGCGTAACTTTCTTGATGATTCTGAGGTGCCAGTTCTTAACAGTGACACGTCCTTTACTGTTCCTGCATCAAAAGAAACTCTTTATATAGTCAACCAAAGAGTCGAGATATCAGGGCTGTTAACAAATGATCCTGCATACGGGGTGATAGCAAGCCAGGTCGGGGACATCATCACGGTTGTAATGGATGATCCGCTTGATTTGATTACGGCTGACATTACTGGGGTTAAAAATGGCTTTTCCCCTGATGGGTTCCCGGTAACGTCAGACTTTATTTATGACTTTGATGGGGCGGTTACAACGGTAATCAACAACGACCCTGGTCTTGTAAATTTGATGCAGCTTGTTGACCCGGCCACTGAAGATAATGCCGTCATTCAGGACGCAACAGGACAGGTAGTAGATGCAGGATATCCGCTTACAGCCATCTCTAGGGACACTATCCAGGTGCCTATCCCTGCATCCGGATTTAACTCGGCACAGGCGCATGCCGCGCAGGTTACGGCGGATACAATTATTTATTGCCGGTTGGTGCCAACAGGAGCCATATCTGATGGATTTAGCGCAGATAGCCATGTTCCGTTTGACACTCAGAATGCGACAGGCGGAGAGAGGTTTACAACTGAGGTGCTTACAGGAGTAATAAATGTATTTGTGGACGGGAGTATAGCGGTATCAAGCCCGACTGACATAGTGGTCCCAGTAAATGCTGCAAACTTCGATTATTTTGTAACCCTGCTAAACTTTAACGCCATACCGTAATGACTATTATAGGTACTCAGGCATGGGACGGAGGAGTACTACCCGGTCTCACTTATGACGATGAGGTAGCAGCCGATAGCCCGATATTCTATTACAAGCAGGATGATTCAGACGACAATATTCCTGCACCTCTGATTGATTCATCCGGCAACGGCAATGACGGGCAAGTCATAAACCCGTCACCCGGTGTTGCTAAGGCTCCACTACATGCCGGTAGCATACAATCACTTTATGCGGTAGTGGCCACCAGCTTGCCCCTTATGGAGTCGTCGCTCGGTGTCATTCCCTTGTCGGGTTCGTTCTCTGTTGAGGCATGGGCAGACATACAGGTGCTGAATGCCGGGGATGTAATCATGTCCAGATGGGGGGGTGATTCAGACTTTCTGTTTGCGGTGACTCAAACTGATATCGGTGGTGGCGACTTTAAGGCAAGGCTAAGTGTCCGGGATGCGGCAGACGCGCAGTTTAGCGTTAATAGCGCAACATCATTAATTGCTGGAACCAGCTACTATATTGTAGTCACTTACAGCGGATCTAATGGCTGGAATTTATACGTTGATGCTACCGATATAACCAACATACCAGAAAACAGAAAGGTTATATCTGACAGGACTCTGAGATTGAATGCTTACGGCGATGCCTCTGATGTATCACGCGGTAACGCTGAATACGATAGCTGGGCACTCTACGGGACTGAATTACCACAAGCCAGAATACAAGCACACTGGAACGCGGGACAGTAATATGATCAGACAAATGATACGGCCACTTTTGTTGATGCGGAAACGCAGTGCGTTAATGCAGCGGATTGCGCCTAATCTGTATGCTATGAATAATAAGATCGGCGATACATCATGGCCGGGTGGCGGATTTACAAATCCCGATTTTGTGTTCACGGTTGAAACTACTGGCGCATCAGAATCGTTTACAATTCCATGTGCTGATGTGGGAGTGTTTAATGCCGTAATTGATTGGGGAGATGGAGGGCCAACATCAGATATTACTACATATAATGACGCTGATTTAGCACATACGTATGCAGTTGCTGGAACTTATACAATTACTGTTTCTGGGACATTTCCTAATATTTATTTTAACAATACTGGAGGAGATAAAGATAAAGTCATTACAGTTGAAAATTTTGGAACTGTAGGATGGCTTACATTTCAAAGGGCATTCAATGGTTGCGGCAATCTAGCTTCCGTTGTGGCGGGGACTTCTGACACGTCTGGCTGTACTGTTCTGAACTCTACGTTCACTAGCTGTGTTTCTTTGATTACCCTAGATTTAAGTGGTTTAGATACTTCTAATGTTACAAATATGGGCTCAATGTGTAATACATGTAACTCGATGACTACTATAATTCTATCTTCTTTTGATACTGTTAAAGTTACAAATATGAGTAATATGTTTCTTAATAATTCCAATTTAATTGATCTTGATGTATCACATTTTAATATAGCTGCACTGACTTCTGCTTCTGGCTTTATGTCTGGATTTGGAATGACTACAGAGATATATGATGCAACGTTGATAAATTGGGAAGCACAACCACATAACCTAAATGTAACTATAAATTTTGGCACCAGTAAATATACAGGAGCCCCATCCCCGGCTGCCACCGCGAGAGCAGCGCTTGTTTCTGATGGATGGACCATCACGGATGGAGGCGAGGCTTGAAAGGATTCGGATGGGCCATTTAAATTTAAATCAGATTTTGAGGTTGATGCATCATTGGCTGAGATTGAAAATACGGTTAACGTATCAGGCAGCCGCCAGTCTATTGATGGCGGAATCGGGACTGGGTGGCCAATGAAAATATGGGACCCAAGCAAATCAGATTTTCATCATATAATAAATAATCCAGATGGAGATGTAAGCGTTGCGGATTTATCTGAATATTTCGATACTCATATAGAGTTAAATAGTGATCGTTTTGGTGCTGTTAAAAATGTTTTATATCAGAGCCTAACCCAAAAGGCATCCCAGAACACCCAATCATGGTACGAATTATACTATGAGTCCCCATCAAATATAACGGATGGTGATATGTATATTAAATATTGGATGAAATTTCCAGCAAATTTAAAAGAATCTGTGGGGCATAATAGTTGGCGGTCGGTCTTTTTCTGGAAAACATTAGATACTGACTATAGAATTGAGGCCTATGTATCAACTAATACAAATATCCATCCTAATGGTGATTTGCATTTTTATATTCATGGTGATCGCCCAAATACAATCAGTGGTGAATATAAAGAAGACTGGCAGGTAAGGAATAAAGAGGTAGTGGTACCACTAGCCGAATGGTTTTTAATGGAATTTTTTTGGCATAGAAGTCATGAACCGGATGGGCGCGTATATTGGGCTGTAAATGGTGAAGTTATTGCTGATCATTACGAGCAAAATTATGGAGATTATAATAATCACATTAATCGTATCTGTCCTTTTGGAGTTTATGGAATACCAGATATATACCCTAGTGAGCAATGGATAGATGATGTTGAAATATTGGATGGATTTCCTTAGAGTTGTTCTGCTAGATTGGGCTGTATATTGATGGTAGATCAAAAGTGAGAAAGCGCGTTATTTATCATCGCGTTTAATGTGGCAGCATAATTCTTATGATCAAGTATTCCAGAGGGGCAATTGATCCGCTGTCACTGACCATCATAGGAGCTACGCTAGTATTGCTCACTGCACTATTTGTTGCTGAGGAAGATGAAGATGCTTGCGAGGGCTCTGTCTGCGTTTGGTGCAAGGATGTAGATATGCGATGTTTCCCGATACATACAGATCAGGGAGCATTTTAATGATGAATAAATCGAGAATAAAATGATTGACGGCAAAACACACATGGTGATTAGTTTTATTGTCAATGCATTTGCATCGGCGAGGGATTGGTTATTAAAAGACTCTCTGAACCGGTGCAAAGCTGAGATCGAAAAATCTATTGCCGAGTCTGAAAAAAGAATACTTCATGAGCTAAGTTTGCAGCGGAAAGAGGCGAATAGCAATAACTTCAAGGTTTTGGAAATAGTGAGTAATATTTTAATTAAAGATTACCCGCTTGACGAGGATGAAGAGGTTATTATATACAGGCAATAGTTGCCTCTCCGTCAAAATAATGTCATTCTTATATAGTTAACTATAAAGGGGTGATACCATGTATTTTAAAGAATTATTTTATTCTGTATTATTAATATTATCAACGTTTTCAACTCTCTATTTTACCTCCAATGCTTATGCAGATGTTCCATACGATTTTACGCCGCCAACAGCAAGAGAAGATGACACTCCGTTACCTTTGGATGAAATAGATAGATATGATGCTTATATAACTGGGACAGTAGTTGATGATGAAATAGTGCTGCCAATTCCTGCAGCAGATTCATCTTTCGTATTTAAAGAAAGAGATTATGGGTGTGCACGGATGAAGACCGTTGACACAGATGGCCGAGAGTCTGGCTTTTCTAACACATCGTGCAAAGGTACATTTCCGGAATACTTGGTTGAATTAATGGGAGATGTCCCGGAAGAAAAAACTATTGTAATAAACGTTGCAAAACCAGCAAACACAACCGAAGCGGTTCTTTTAATGTCTGCATATGATGCTGATATGCTTGGGGAAGGCGAGCTTATAATAAACGGGAATACTCCGATCAGCCTATTTGATACCAATGGTCCTGATAGTGAATTCTCAGATGTTATTATTACAACTCCTGGAGCCTTTTGGAATGACGATGATAACACATTGCGATTTACCCATACAGCTACAGGCGGTTATGTAATCAACAGCATTGAAGTTAACTTCGGTGTAACGGTTCTTAGCCCTCCCAATCCTCCGGTATTGCAATGAACCCATATATAGAGTGGTTGCTAGACAGGCTGCACGAGCCCTCTACGTGGCAGGGGATTGTCTTGATACTTACATCTGCCGGAGTGATCTCTGACCCTGAGCAGGCGGCTGAGATAGCGTCAGCGGGCGCCGCGCTGTTTGGTGCTATTAGTGTGGGGAAGAAAGAGGGTAAATAGTTAACGGCCTGGTAATAAAAAAGGCCCGGATTAGAGTCCGGGCCTTTTTACTGGCCGTGTACTTACCTCACATGGCGGAGAAGTAACATTGCAACAGCTCACCAACTTGACCATGCTGTAAGTTACCGCCAGCTCTCGGAGTTTTCTTTTAAAGCGGCACCCCCGAGTTACCCGCTAGATATTATGAAGGCCAGGTCCAGCACCTGCGCTCACCCCCAATGGGAACACATGAACCATCAGACGATCTTTTCTTGCCAACAGTCTGGGATGCATCGGTATCAGAAGCTGACACGTTACAGGCTACAAACATCGCTACAACCATCGCTATCTTTTTCAGCATATTGAACTACCTCATCGTATTTGCGTTTAAGTTCCTGGTAATCTGTCAACCTGACAAAATCACCAATCTCCTCCGACACTGTAGTGAGCAAGGTGCCTGTCATTATTTTAACTCTATTATCCATGTTCCCCCCATTTACTACAAGCAGGCGACTTAAGCAAAATGTCTGTGCCCTTCCCGCCAGTCCATGAGGCTTTCATCAACAAGCATTTGTAATAATTGCTTGCAAGTTCTCTGCGGTACTTATGTGTGCAGGTTCTGCACGTCTCACCTTCTGGCCCTGTACCTGGTGCAGCCGGGTATCCCTTGCCATATGTTTCCGGCTTCCTTAGCGTTATCGGGTCACCGTAGCAGTTGAATAGCTGATCAGTCACGATTAATGCCTAAAGCATACGGCCATACAAAGAGCAGCAGAGCCATCGAAACAAAGATACCTCTATCATCTCCATCTTCACTTAGATGGATTGCCCTCACGAAATATCCCATAGTGTAAAGCCACCCAATAACCCAGATTGTCAATGCTGTTATCATTTTCTATTCTCCCATTTACTACGATAGTGGTCGTGTAGACAATCCCCAGTTTATATACTTTACCTGATTATTTTTGCACATATCTTTACGTATTTTATCAACACCCTTTCTTAGTTCGCTTTGTTCTCTCTCTGTCAGATACCTGCTAAAATATCCATTGCCCTTTGTCCGATCAATATTTGCTTTATCCATTTTCACTCCATTTACTATAAGCTGTTGTCATTTCAACACCCCATTCCTTACCAGTAGAGCAAAAGTTCGCCGCATGGCACGGAAGCAATACCACTCAACATCATCGCCCCGTGTGTTGGTGCTCCTACTATCAACAAAGTTATGACATTCATAGCAGGCATAAAACCCGCTTGTGTCATCCGGCTTTATTCTCATTCCCTTTTCGCCCGGTTCGCCATAATGAGCAAACACAGTAGTTTCGGGGTCGTGACTGCAATAAGGGCTTTCAACTGTGCAATCCATTCCGCGTGCGCTCTCTCGGATCTTCTTTATCCTGATTGCTTTCTGTTTCATCATTTTGATCACCAAAATTTAATAATGAAATGTATTAGAACGTAAACACCAGCGCACCAGAAACCAATCCCGGCGAGTATACCAATTGCAAGTAATATTTCTGTTGTCGTATATCCTCGTTGCTTAATCATGATATTTGTCAGGCTCCGGTAAGTTAATCCCAGCTTCACCAGCCAGCATATAAACAGAGTCAATAAGCTCGCCGTATCTCGTTGCATTCAGTTGCTCGCTGTGCCCATCGGCCACAACAAGGGTAATCCCCCCGTATTCTATTTTTCGCCAACCAAATATCTTCGCTTTTGCAATCTCTTTTATCTCTCCTGGTTGCATCCCTGTCTGCTGTGCGAATTCAGCACATAGTAGATGAAAGAATCCGCGCTGTTCTATTGTCTTGTTGTTTGCGTGTCTTTTTATCGTCACATCCCAGTCCTTGCCCTGGTCAAGATCGCGCAGAGCATCGATACAATTATCCAGTATCATCGGCCTCCCAGCCCAAAGTATGAATTTTTTACTCATCGTTATAAACCCTCCTGTATCCCCTGCAATTCATTAAGCACAGTATCTCTTTCGGCAAGGCACGCAGAAAGTTGAGCCTTTAATCCGGCAATAATCTCTTTATCAGGAAAGACCCTGATAATCACTTTCGGCAACACCGGATGGTAAAATAAAAGGTCACACCACTCTCTCTCGCAGATAAACATCTGCCCCTGAGTCTGGGCTACGTTCTTTGCTGGCATCTTTTTATTCTTATTGCAGTATCGGATAGCCTCTATATGCAGTTTCGGATAGCACTTTATTTCAAGCAGTCCGGTATCTGATACAAGGCGATCAGGGGAGCACCCGTATTGCTCGTTGTCGTCCGTTACAAAGCCTACTTTATCCGTTGTAATACCCTTCACTATGTCATACCACAAGGCCGCCTCCTCCTCAATCTCATGGCCCCTGTCGGTGTATTTATTGCCCTCCCATGCATCTAGTGGTTGACCGGCAAACAGTTCGCCGCCAAGCTGTTCTGCATATCCAGGCATGCTTTTAGATGCAGCACCTGTGCTGGTTATCAGTTTTGAGAACTCAGAGGCAGTCGGCTTACCGGCCCTAAGCCTTAACCACTCATCGGTGCCTTGCTCTACGTTATGTATTATCATTTTTCGCCTTTATACGCTGATCCAGCATTGACAGGAGGTGTACATATCCGCCTGCATTAAGGTCTCTGAATTCAGATACTTTGATGGACTTTGACATCCATGCTTTTACTCGCGGCAAATCAATATCGTTGTCCGATATTTTTGCTTCAATTTCCAGCACCTGGGCATCCGTGATAAGTGGTTGCTTCTCTTCTTTCGTGTTGTTCTGTAAGTCTTCATCCCTTGTGTCGTCAATAGCGAACAGCCCATTGCAAGCATACTTTCGAGCATAGCTGCTAGTCGATCCGGTTAACTGGGCTGAGTCAAACCCCTTCTTGCTGTCCTCCTCCCTTGCCATCCCTATTGACGATATCTGGTCGGGTCCTACATACAGGACAGCAGTGGCGCAGACGTAAAACCTGGCACCAATGTTGACGATTGAGTCTGTGATAACCAGTGCGGCCTCATGCTCTGTCAGCAGAGGCTTTACGGCCTCCATGATGTCTTCAAGGTTCCTGTAATTATACTTCCCAAACTTGTTATATTGGGACTTCGGAGCCTTTAGTTTAGACTGTATTGACGATAGTGCCTTGATAGCTTCTTTTTTCATTTAAGCCTCCCTCATCTTGTGCATATTGAATCTAATAGCTAATTCTGACATGTGGTATTTTTCCCAGTGCAATTAACTTTATAGTATCTTTTGCAGTTTCCTGATTTATACCATTATCAATTAACGCGTCCAAAATTTCGTTGTTTATTTTCGCAACGTGCCGCTTGTTTGCTTCTCTTTTAACGGCTGCATCTGCTTCTGCTTTAGCCTTTTCTTTAACCTCCATCTTAGCTTTCTCCTCGGCATCCTTAACTGCTTGTATGGCGCGCTGTTCTGCCTCTTTTTTCCCACGCTCTTCACCCTCCTTCCTCAAGAAGTCCTCGCGCTCCTTTGTAGCCTTAGCTTGCGCCTCTGCTGCATCCCTGGCTGCACGCTCTTCAGCCTCTTCCCTGAGCATTGCAAGCTCCTTCTGCTCGGCTTCGTATTTTATTTGAGATTGATGTCTGCCTCGCACAGCAGTTAATGCTTCATCCCTTGTTTTAATGGCCTCTTCTTTAAACTCTTCAAATGATTCATCTGGATCAACAGTTGACAGCCAGTCAATTATTTTATTTAGTGATGAAGCATTAAGCTTTTCACCATCTGATGTTTCTGTTTGTTCACCTGCTTTTTTCATACATTCGATGGCATCTTTGTGCTTTTGTATCCTTTTCTCTTCTTGTTCCTCAATCTCACGCAGAGGTCGCGCATGGACTTCAATCATTCCCCCTATTTCTGATTGGATCTCTTTTGCTTCTGAATCAATCACACGCCCATACCGCAAGCTTTCCGCTTTTTCGGCTTTGCGCGCTTTTTCAACAGCGGCTTTTGTTTTCCTGAGCTTAAAAATATAGCTTCTCGCCTCATGCTCGCCGTTCTTTGTGGAATAATCAAAGACCGTTTTTGCATTCTCAGACTTTAACACTTCTAGTTGTTTGCGGAATTCGCTGTAAACAGCGAGCGGTTGTTCTGATTTGAGTATTACTTCGTTCATTTAAGCCTCCTATTCTGTGGGATATCCATGCGCAACAGCCACTGCATTCTCAATCAGTCGAAGCGCGTCATGTGTATTGCCGTTCCAGTTATCAGACGGCCCAGCACACTCCATCATTGCGCGGCAGGCAGATACTAATCTGTCGATACTTTCCTCGGCATCTGAGTGTAAATCTTGCCAATCGCAAACCTGCAATTGCCACCTTCTGACCTCTTCACGAAGATCTGAGTTTGTTCTATGCATGATCTCTATTATGTCTGCTGATCGGTCAGGTATCTCGACCCATACGGCGTCGGTACCCTCCATGCTACGAATTTTATCTCCACCCTCTGGCGGATCAATCGGATCAAACCAGACTGCATCTATACCCATTCCGCGAATTTTATCTTCACTCATCTCGAATACCTCTCTATCGTGGTTAAAAGGTGCATATAGTCAGATTATTACCATGGTACGGTGTTATCAACATCACGGTCATTCCGTAACTCCGCTATAACTTCATCATCGGGAGGCATGCAGTTTTTTACCACCATCTGCACAAATAGCTCGCCAATTTCAGACGTTAGCGGCCCCTCCTTGCCGAGCATCACAACTAATTGGCCTATATCGCAGCTATCAGCCTCTGTTACAGATCCTCCTAACCATTCTCGTGGATCTTCATGGAGTTGCTTCCTGAACATCTCAAATCGCTTGCAAGTGATCTCCTCCTCGCAGAACTCTTCATCCTTCGGCGTCATAGCGTCATACTCCCGTTGTGCATTCTTAAACATGGCATCACCCTCAAAAAATAGTCTGATAAAACAAGCATCCGTCTTGCATCCCTCTTTTTTCGGTGTGCATCTGCCTCGGTGGTGCAAGACTTAAGGCAGTCCCTCCAGTGGTACACTTCGAACCTTTGCGCATCACTCTTTGACCTTGTGACTCTAAATTCAGCGTCGGCGATAATGGCGTACTTTCTCACCCATACTTTTTTTGGTATTAATGTCTGCAAGCCCTTGTTCATCATTCCCCCTCAATATGGAATTTGGCAATTGCCAGTATTGCTGCTTTATGTCTATCCCAGAAGAGTAGTGCTTCATTATCCATGGAGCGGATTTCATCACTGTTAAAGTTGACCCACTTGCTGTATTTATGGAGCTCACACCCTATTTTGATGGAGTCATCAGTGATTGTTATTGGCCATAGAAGACCAGTTATAACAATCGGGGTTACAGATGTAACCCTGCACACCCATGCATCACCGTGCACCCGTGCATCACCGTACACCAATGCATCACCGTGCACCCGTGCATCACCGTGCACCCGTGCATCACCGTACACCCATGCATCACCGTGCACCCGTGCATCACCGTACACCAATGCATCACCGTGCACCCGTGCATCACCGTGCACCCATGCATCACCGCCCACCCGTGCATCACCGTACACCTGTGCATCACCGTGCACCTGTGCATCACCGTGCACCCGTGCATCACCGTGCACCCGTGCATCACCGTACACCCATGCATCACCGTACACCTGTGCATCACCGTACACCCATGCATCACCGTGCACCTGTGCATCACCGTACACCCGTGCATCACCGTACACCT